ATTTGCAAGATTAGAAGAAAGGCGATATTCAACTTTATTTCTTGATAATTTTAATAACCAAATAGATATACGTGATATAGTTGAAATAGGAATTGAAACATAAAAAATAGGAGTTAACAATGTCAAAACAAATACCAAACTGTAAAGTGTGTGAATGGAGAATAGATCAAGAATTAAACTCATTGTTGTCAGCGTTTAAGATACCCACAATATCAAGATGCGGCGCACAGGGTAATAAGCACATCGAAGAGTGTTGGAATTCAAGGCAATGTAGGCAACTATTCAAAGACTCAAGAGATGCAATTACAAGTAAATAATAATTGACAAATATTTATAAAGATATATAATTAAAAGAGGTGAAATATGGTTTGTCAGAAATGTAAAAAAGATTTTAATCCAGATGAGCAAGTTAAAATTTATAATAAAAAAGGTGTATTCCTAAAATGTCCTAACTGTAAATTAAAGTATACTAAAATATCTTATACGCAAGACTTAAAAGCCTTACCGTCTGGGCAGTTAGTAAGAAAGTCACCGAAAATTAAGATGAGTAAAAAAGAGCGATTAAAGGCAAGGAATAATGGCTGAAAAGAAAAAAAATAAACCTATAAAGATAAAAAAGAAAATGGGATGTCCGACAAAATATGACCCAAAATATTGTCAAATGATTATAGATTACTTTTCAGTAAAGCCATATAAGATAGTGAATAAAAAAAGAATTCCCTGTGATTTACCAACATTAGAAGGGTTTTCAGGTAAAATAAATGTTTTTGTTGACACTTTACTTAACTGGAGAAAAGAACACCCTGACTTTTTACGTGCGATAGCTAAATGTAAAGCCTTACAAAAGCATATTTTAATCACAAATGGTTTACAAGGATTGTATCAAAGCAACTTTGCAATATTTGTAACATCTAATTTAACAAAGTTTAGACAAAAGAAAGATATAGCTGTTAAAAAACAAATAGAAGATGACGATGTTGAAGAAATTGACAAAAAAATTGATGAATTAAAAAAACAATTAAATGCAAAATCATAAATTATTAGAGCTTAAAAAATTAGAATTAAGAAAATATAAGATACAATCTCGGCTTTTAATGCCAGATAAGATGAAAGCTATGTTAATGCCCAAAAGGTTTAAGTTTGCCTGGGGTGGACGATGGGGAAGTAAGTCAATAACGTATGGTAAAATATTTTTAGACAAAGCAAATAAAAGAAAAGTAAGAATTTTATGTACGAGAGAGGTGCAAAACTCAATAACAGAAAGTGTACATGCTGACTTAAAGGAGTTAATTGATGAATTGGAGTATAATAATTTTGTAGTAACTGATAAAAGCATCATCAATACAAAAACTGGATCAGAATTTATATTTAGAGGATTACAATTTCAGAATAAAAAACAAACGATTAAAAGTTTAAGTCAAATAGATTATTGTTGGGTAGAAGAAGCTCAAACAGTTAGCAAAGAAAGCCTTGAAATACTTGTCCCAACGATAAGAAAGTCCGGGTCAGAAATATGGTTTAGTTATAATATAATGTTTCCGGATGATGCTATTGAGGCATTAAGGATGTCTATCCCAGACGAAGAAAAAACAGAGGTTAATATATTAGCGTTTGACAATCCTTTTAATTCGATTGAAACATTAAAAGATATTGAAAGGCTTAAAAAACAATATGATGCTGGAGAGAATCAAGATTATCTTCATGTTGTTATGGGTCAGCCGTTGGGATTTAGTGAATTTACAGTATTTAGATTAAAAGAAATACAGGATGCAATTGAAAGAAAAATAGATGATGAAGGTCAAATAGTTGTTGGGATAGATATTGCTCGTATGGGTGGGGATAAAACAATATTTATCAAACGTAAAGGTTTGAAGATGATAGATTATAAAATGTTTGCAAATATGAAAGGCGATGTTTTATTAAAAGAAATTATAAGATTTATCAATAACGATACTTCAATCAGAATAAATATAGATGAAACCGGCATTGCAGGGGGTTATATAGCTGATTATTTAAGATCAAACGGATTTTTCAAAGTAGAATCAATAAATTTTGGCAGAGCGGCATCCGATCCCGATAAATATAATAATGCTATAAGTGAGATGTGGTTTGAATTTAAAAATAAAATAAACGATGTAGAATTGATGAATATCCCAGAATTAAAAAGTCAGCTTATTACTCGTGAATATAAATATGATAATAAAGAGCGCAAATGTATTGAGCCAAAAGATCAATATAAAAAAAGAGGGTTTAAAAGCCCTGATTTTGCAGACGCTTTATTGTTGTGTTATATGGATAATCAGAGCGGAAAAGCTGGATATTATTTGCCAAATGTTATATAATAAAAAGAGGTGAAAAATGATCTATGATTATATTTTATTTGCATTTAAAATATTATTAAACATGGTGTTGGGTACTGTTATTTTAGTGTTGACAATCTTTTTAATAAGTTTTATAATTGGATTTGTAAAGGGAATGATAAAACTTTGGAGAAAAAAATAAATGTCAATATTTAATTTTAAAAAGAAAAAAGTACAGGCTATTATAAACAAAGACAACCCTACTGTTATTCCCGATGAATATCAAAAAAAGATGATACAAGCCTTTGGCGAAGAGGGTGCAAGGGATATTTTAAGCTCTTTATTTTTGAAAGCGCAGGGCAGTGTCGAAAAACAACCGGATAAAAATAATTTTAAGACTTATGATGCACAGGTTAAGGGAATCCATGACATGTACGAGGCGCTTACCGATTACGGCGGTGAGATATTAAGACCGGATATTGATGTTAGAGTAGCCATGCTTTCCGGTGAGGGTATAAGCTATCTCGTACATGATAGTGAGGGTATGGATGAGTTACAAAGTGAAGAAACTCAAACGCCTGAAGAACCAATACAACAACCTATTCAGGCATTAGATGCGCCGATTGAAAAAAAATCTATAGATAATAAGGCAATAGATAAACCGATTACAGATAATCCAGATGAAGCTCAAAATTCTGACGAAACAACCACAGAAATGCCATTACCGGTAGATCAACTCAAAATTGACACTGAAAAGTTTATTAAATGGTTTTTTAAAAAGAATAAGCTTGACGGGTCTGGACTTATTAAGATTGTTGAAACAATAGAGAAAGAGGGCAAAGCTTTAATTATTTTAGAGTCAAAAAAAGTTGAAAACGAAATAACAAAAGAAGACGAGTCGTTTGTCAAAATAAAGTTATTTAAATATTATAACAACAAATATTGTGTGGAAAAAAAAGACGATGAAATCAATAAAATATATTATGGTGACGATAAAAAAGAAATACCTTTAGACAAATGTGTCTATATAGACGTTTGCGAAACTCCGAGAGTTGCTAACGTATTAACACAAATAGAAAATTATTCTCGGTCGACTTATGATTTGAGAAAAAACAACCATTTATTCGGACGCACAACTCCGCATTTCAAATGTCAAGACCAAAAGCAAGCAGATGCACTTAACAATGATATTGTCAAAAGACAATGGGTAGTCGGGACGGCAATAGCAACAACTGCGGAGTTTAGTCTAGTTAGTCAAGCATCCGGTGCAAGTGATGCCGTTGAAAAAGAGCGTACAATGTTAATGAAGGATATTTGTAATAATGTCGGAATATCTATTCACTTAATGAATTATCCCGAGCTTATGTCAAATAGAGCAACTGCGGAAAGCATGCTTGAAATTGCAAACGCTTCTACAAAAAAAGAGCGGTTAATTATTAAAGAAGGCATGATAGAGCTTATCCAAAAAGCTATGACTATGAGTGTTGACTCTGGACATAAAATTCAAGTTAATAACCCTGACGGTTTTGACATAGATTTACCGCTAATTACATTAGATAGTTTGAAAGCGATAATTGATATTTGGTTGCCGTTAATGCAGGAAGATATTGTATCAAGGTCTACATTGATGAATCAAATCCCGGGGATTAACCCTGCTGAAGAAAGCAAAACAATCGATGAAGAAAAAAAGGCAAGAATGGCAAGAGCTCCGCAAATATTCGACAACAATACTTCTAACGAATTGATTAAAGGTTTACAGGATACTCAAAAAGACAAAAAGATGCCGGCTATGCAGGGAGCGAAATTACAGGCTTTTAAAAAGTGTAAATGCAAATGACAGATGATACTATAAAAGCAGAGATAAAAAGATTATTCATTTTACTTGCAGACAATTGCAAACAGGATGTTGTCGAAATGTATTTAGTTAGGAAAAGATCGATGAATAATTTTGATTGCAAGATCAATTATATTGAGAAGGTAAAATGAAAATAAGTAAATGGAAGTTGTTAAAAATATATATAATTAAATTTATAAATACTACAGGCGACTTTTATGCTTATTCAAAAGACATGAAGTTGTTTATTTATGAATCTTATGGATTTAACAGATATTTATTAGAGCATTCTTTAAACAATATAATTGATTTGCGAACATCTTATGTTAAAAAAATTAAAGATAAATGGATGTTATTAAAAAATAAATTATTTGACAAATAAAGAGGTATAGTTTATACTTATTTTGAGTTTGTGTGATTTCTTATCGAGTCCGTTTAAACGGTGGGATGTTAATATAGTGAATAGCATCCGGTAATGAAACACAATAGATATATATATCGAAAACTTTTGAAAGAAAAAGCCGATGACGGAAACGTTGTCGGCTTTTTTATTGGAGAAAAAATATGAATGAAATTAAAAAAGATGACAAAATTACAGATGTTAAATGTGTGTATACAACCGGAAATTTAGCGCCGTCCGGCGAAGTTTTTGAGAAAAAACATTTAGATCAATTTATTAAAAAGCAAAAAGAGATTAAAAAATGAGATCAATTAACGTACAATTAATATCTTACAGATTACAGGCGTTTTCACAAAACGAGATATTAGAGTTAATCGATCCAGCTGTATTGCAAGAAATAAAGGCTAAAGACGAACATCCCTTTTTCCAAATGTATTCAATTTGCCATGAGGGAAACTCAAAACCTAAGATTATCGGTGAAGACAATAAAACTCCGATGACTTGGACACGAAAAGCGATACAATCAATTAAGAATGTTATTAAACGTGGAATAAACTTCTTCAAAAATCATAATGAGGACAATTCCACTAATAATAGACCTAGTTTAGGCGAGATAGTTGGATATACAGAAAAGATGATTGACGGCGTACTGCATGGTCTGACAATTGGTTATTTCCCTCCGGATAAGAGGGAAGAAGCTAAAAAGTTGGATATATGTAGTCAAGAGTCAGTCTGGAATTTTATTGAGAATTCCGGTCAACTCATAGCGGATAGCATTGAGAGTCTGACAGGAATAGCATTATCAGATAGCAAAGAAGATACACCGGCATTCGCAGGGGCGAAAAGGTTGGGTATGGTTCAGTGATTTGAAGAAAAAACAGGAGATGTAGTTATCTCGAAAGGAAG